TCAACTTCTTATACTCACCCAGCTCTTCGGCAGTTAAGTCCTGACCACCCATCTTCCTAGACACTGGAGCTATAGAAACACCCATAGCAGCAATGCGCTTCTGGAACTCTGTCTGCTCAGGGGCTACTGCAACACCAGTCAGAGCCTGCATTGTGTTAGTTTGCATTGGAGCTAACACATTAGGGTCAGCACTAAAGGGTGCATACTTCTCTGGCAGCATCTCTCGGAAGTAGGGAATACGCTGTTGCATCTTCTCTATTGTTGAGACAGCCTCACGCTCAGAGGGGTCGATAGCACGAGCGAATGTGTTAGAGATAGCAGGGACAAAACGCTTAGCAAAGTTGTCAATAATGTCCTTAGCACCACTAGCATCCTTATCAAAGATAGGAACTAAGATGTCGTGAAAACCTTGCATGAAAGTCTTCTGTAACATATTAGCTTTGATGGATGACCAAGCTACATTCCTAGCCTCTTCCCACTCTTTATCCTCTTGTACCTTACCAGCCAAAATGCGGTCAGTCTCAGCAAAAGCATCAGCGGATAACCCCATCACCGTGGCAAATGGTTCAACTCTAGCGTATGAAATCCAAGTATCACCCACCTTAATTGACAATGGTTGCTTACCCTCTGCTTGCCATGTTGCTCTTTCAGCAGGGTCACTAGGTTCAGAACCAGTAAGTCTCCCTTCCTTATGTAACCCATACATACCTAGTGTCATACCAAGACCAACAAGCTGACGAGCGTGCATATCAGCCATACTCATACGCTCAGCCGCTGTTACGAAGTTTACAATCTCTTCACCAGCAGCATTTGTGGTAACCTTCTTTGTAGTGATAGTCTTGGTTGGTCTGATAAGGTAACCAACTCCGGGGATATAACCACCACTCTCTAGGAAGATGTTCCAAGGTGTACGTAAGAATGGTACTATCTGGGTGAAAGTAACTTGGAAAGCATTCCTTCCCTCCCCCTTCAATTCTTGTATCTTTTTCATACTACCAATCAACTCAGATTGGAACGTACCATCCTTAGCATAGTTGCGAACATCAAAGATTGCAGTGTCGAAGTCTTTACCTACTGACTGCTCGAATCGCTCCATGTTCCCATACAAGTCTTCAGCTTTACCAGTTAGGAACACCTCGTCCTTATATTTCTTGTACAAGTCATCATACGAACCTAGCCCATCAGCCTCATCCTTAGAGGCTTTACGACTTAGGTAGTTCATCATACGTTGGCTACGCATACGAGCTTTAAAATACTCGTCGATTGCGACTGTCAACTTGGTGGGTAGTCGAACAATTTTACCAGTCCTACCACCAATCGCTTGGGTCATGTAGTCATAGCTGTCACCTAACAACTGACGGGCTACCTCTGGGTTAATCTCTCCAGTCGTAGGGTCAGGGGTTACACCTAAATCTTGCATCAACTCGTCGAACTTCTTAGGAGATAACCCCAATGACTTAGGGGTTATTGAGAAGTCTACAGGCAACCCACTCTTCCAAGCAGAACTAAAGAAGATAGAGTCATTTTTCCATCCATCAAAGGCAGCAGACAACATCGCTCTAGCAGCCCTTTGTTCCTCTTTCCCTTTAGGTAGGGACTGAAGTACAGCGAGGATAGGTTTAATCAGAGTCTGAATACCGTTACCAATCGTGTTAACCACTGGTGTACCCAGACCTGATAGCATTGAGTTAATTAACAACTCATTTAGCTTCTGTCCAAAGTTAGGTTTCTTACCTGCTAGAGCGCCCTCAAAGGCTGAGCTAACAACCTCAGCAGCTTTCTCTGGGTCAATGCTTTTACTCTTTGCATAAGCATCTAGCATTGGGTCGATAACATTAACAGAGCATACTGGGTTTATTTGTGACATTAGCAAAGCACTCCGGGAAACATATTTTGTACAGTTTTGTTGTTACGAATCTTCTCGCTCAACAGGTTATAAGCGTTCAGCGACCGACCAGCTTTACTGCCTTGTTCTTGTTTGAAAAGCATAACTCCAGTATAATACTGCAAGTCACGCGCCAACTTAGCACCTTCACTATCAACCCATGAGCCACCAGCAGCGCGATGGTCTAAGGCTTTGTCAAGGGCAGCAATACGAGAGTTAAAGGCGTGCCAATAGAAAGGAGCAAAAGCACCGACCTCTTTAGGTTCTAGTGCCTTGTCATTCTTTGACCGTTTAACCATCCACTCTACGATGTTGCCATGTCGTTTCTGAATTACCTTTAGGTATTGTAACCCATCTTCCATATAACCTACAAGACCTCTCTTATGTTTTGAAGCCATCTCCGCTTGTACTTTGGGAGGAAGCATCTTAATCACATCCTGAACACTCATAGAGGTTAGGCGGTTCATCATCTCAGTAGGCGGCAGCGCATCAATACCGGGCATCAAGTCGCTAGCATATTGACGAGCAGGAGACACACCACGAGCACCAACAGACTTAGGTTCTACTGGAGCACCGATAGCCTCTAGTGCTGCTCGGTCCGTCTCAGGGGCTTTAGGGGCTGTCCACTGTTCTTTGTTAACAGGAGGAATGCCTGACCAAAACTGCTGTGACTGAGGGGTTATCTCTGGTTGATCACCAACACCTCGACCCATAGCAGCAGCCTCAGATTCTTGTGCTGCCGTAACTTCTGCTTTGGTACGAGCACGATAGGCTGGAAGATCGATGGCAATACCAGCAGCTTCCATACGGTCCATGAACTCACCATTACTAATGAATGGTTGGTTCGGTTTGCTTGTGTCGCGGAAGTTAATAGTACCATCTCTGTTAGTAACAACCTTAACACCAGCGCGTGCGAGTAGGTTTAAGTCCTCTTCATCCAGCCCATCTTTAATGGTTACTTCTGGCTTGATAGCCTTAGCCACCTTCTTAGGTGCAGAGGCAGTTTCAATTATTCTTGCAGAAGTGCTAGAGGCATCCACTGCTATCTTGTCACCGCTAACCTCACCAGCACCTATCTTCTTAACCAACTCATCACGGGTTGTACGGGCTAGGGCAGAAACCTCAGCATCCGACAAACCTGTTACGCCTTTAACCCAATCCACATAGGCTGCATGGCTAGCACTCTTAGTAGCACCCTTACCAATGATGTATAATGCTTTGTCTAGATCGTTAGCAAAGACAGGAGTAAACTGATTGAAGCGAGGCTTAGCGCCTGATAGGGTACGAGGGAGGTTAAAGTTAACTGTGGGTAGAACTTCTTCCTCAACCTCAAACTGCTTTGTCTGTGGGTTAAACGTAGCGTTCTCAGGGATTTTAGGAGATGCTGGTGTCTCTTTATCCAGCTTAGCTGCAACACCATCTGCGCCGACAGTTTCATCCACCGCCTTCAATGGGTCTTCAGATTTCAGGATTTTAGCTGCATCCTTCTCTGCTTCACCAGCCTTACCAAACCGACCGAACAGCTTACCAAGTCCATAACCAAGACCAGCACCTAAACCAGCCCCTGCTAGGATGTTCATAACCTTACTGTCACCAAACTCTGAATAGGTAGGGTCTAGAACACCACCAGTAGCGCCACCTAGCGCCCCCTTCAGCATCCAACTTAAAGGCTTTAACACGGTAGCAGGGAGTGTTACAGGGTCAAGTCCAGAGCCAGAGAGAAGACCAACCCACCCTGCAATGGGGTTAGTCTCTAGCATCATACGTGCTCGACGCTCATTCTCCAAATCAGCTTTTTCGTCAATGGTTATAAAATCATTCTCAGGAAGCATACCAGCAAGCCCCCTGAGAGATGAAGTGATACCTTGAGACATATTAGATAACAAGGCTTCTCCAGTACCCCAACCCTCTCCTGTTACATACCGTAAAGCGTCCTCACTCATGTCATCATAACGACCCTCCATGTCAGCCTTTAGGTCTTCGTATGAGAGTAAGTCCCAATTTACTTTAGCCATGTTCTAATCCTTTTATTTTACGAGTCCTAAGTCCTTCAACCGTTTGTACCGAAGACCTAATTCTCTCTCAATTGCAGTTGTATCAACCCCTGCTTCCTTCATCCTTTTAACCGTATCCACTAATTTCCGATAGTCCACCAATTGTTTAACCATAGCGGCTGGTACACCTGCCTGTTGCATTTGATCTGGTGACATCTGATCTGGACTAGCTGGTTGTTGGTCAGCAGAAGGGAATGTCATTGGCTTCTCATTCGGTGGAGCAGGAATAACCTCTGGACCTGCACCTACAAGACCGCCTGAATTTAGAAGTCGCTCTGACTCGGCTTGGGATTGGTTATCACCTTCACCGATAGCAGCTCGTTTCTTAGCTAATGCTGCCAGTTTCGCTGCTTTCTCTCCGTCTCCACCACCGCCAGCACCATCGCCTTTAGGAGGAGGTGTATCCGATGGCATCGTGGCTTTAACCCACACACCGTTAATAAGGTCTTCAGTCCAATAGAACTGTCTAGGCTCTAGCACACCCTCTTCGTTCTTCACCATACGAGTTTCTTTACGATCTCGTGTACGGTTTGCAGCTTTAAACTTAGCATCTTCCAAAGCTAAATCTTCAGCTTCCAGCTTACGGGCTTCATTCAAAGCCATCAGATACTGTTTACCCATACCCGGCTTATCAGCTAAAGCGCCAGCAACGGCTTTCATCTTTTGTGCTGGTGTGCCTTTTACAGCGTTACCAGCTTTTATAGCCTCATCTAGGTATGAAGCCTCAACCTCACCAGCAACCTTACCACCAAGCAAGCTACCAGCACCCATGCCAATCATAGTACCAGCATTCTGACCCATAGAGACAACTTGCTGTAACAGCCCCTGACTACCCATCTGAGCAGGGGAAATCATCATGGAGTCTAACGCTGTATTGCGGAGTTGTTGTGGGCTTTGAGTACCAAATAACCCTAAAATTTCACTAGCCATGTTAGCTCCTTATGCTGTTCCCATTGGGTTACTACCATACATATAACCACCGCCACCAGCACTAGCCGCTGCTGGAGTCCCAAAACGTTGTTTCATCAAAGCTGTGCCTAGGTTACCAAACATACCAGCACCAGCCAAGCCACCAGCAAGGTTAGCCTGAGCAGCAGCCTGACCACCAGCCAACAGAGCTTGTGCTTGGTTAGCTCCAGCGGTAGAAGCACGGTTACCAATGTCAGCACCAATCTGCAATGGCTTTAACCCATACTCTTCGATACCTAAACCAGTCTGTAACAAACCAGTACCACGAGAAATAGCGCGGTCAATGTCTGCTTGAGCCATCTGTGTTGATGATGCAGCAAGCTGTTGATCTGCCATAGAACGAGCTAGGTCACGCTGATACTGTTCTGGGTTAATATACCCTGTACCAGCTCCTGCGCCCATTGCAGCCCCTGACAGCCCTAAACCAATACGACCACTCTGCAACTGTTGCTGACGAAGGGCAATGTCTTCTGCACCTCGACTGCCTTGTTGTAGAGCCATCTGTTGGTTATAATAGTTTTGAGCTGCTTTGGTAGGGTCAGACTGAATTTGCCCCATAAACTCACCAGCCCCACCATACATAGCATTACGAAATGCCTGAAGGGTTGGGTCAAGAGTATAACCAGCCTCTTGTTTATCCTCGTCAAAGAAGCTAGTACCAAAGCCAGTCGAGATTGAATACGGCTTAAACTTAGCTGCCTCAGCCGCAATCTTAGCTGACTCAATGCTAGACTGAGCCGACTCACGGGCTGCTGACTGAGCTTGGTTAGCTCCTAAGAGACTTAACCCAATTGGAAGAAGTGTTTCCCACATATTATTTCCTTATAGCGTGTCGTAAGCGGTTACGTTGTCAATAGCACTAAAAGCACCAGCACTAGATAGTTTAGCTACCGCAGTGCCGTTATACTTAAACAACAAGTCTGTACCTACTTCTTCAATAGTGAAAGCGGATAAGGTGTTAATGTTATTCACCGCAGAAGTTACAAAAGCCGTAGTAGCAATCTGAGTAGTGTTATTACCCGCCGTTGCTGTCGGGGCTGTTGGGGTGCCAGTTAAGACGGGAGAGGCACTGTTCGCTTTAGACGTAACAGCAGACGCTATTGCTACCAATTCAGCATCAATCTCTGTACCTTTGATAATCTTATTAGCATCCCCAGTTGGCAAACTATCCTTCGCTGTGAAGTTAGTTAGCTTAGAATAATTTGACATTAGATTTTCCTTCCTGTCTTCATAAAGATGTCCAGTTTTTGAACACTAAAACTTGTGTTATTAACTTCTGTTTCAAAACCTAGTTGAATGACGTTACCAGACCCACCAACAGAAGCGTCTACTTTATCAATCAAACTACCCTTAGAGTATTCTGCAATGTTATACTCATCGATGTTATACTGAGCAGCACTACCAGCTTCAATAATAAAAGGATAAGAATCGTAGGCATCTATATAATCAAAACCACATTTAATAATGAAAGCCTGATTATTGCCACCTATAACTGTTGCTGTTACCTTCTTCAAAATCTTAACCATTGTACTATCTTGCATATCCATGTAAGGGGATAAGAAGCGCATCTGATAGGTGTCTGAGCCGTCTAAATAACCTGAGTATTTATTGATGCCATTAGGATAACCAATGAGAACATCACGGTTTCGTTTACGTAAAAAGCTAGTAGCATGATAGTCCACCCATCGAGTAGCACGAGCAGAGCCATCCTCTAAAGCCTGTCGCATATCTAAGCAATAAACAATGTTTGAAGTTGGAAAGGATAACAGATAAAATGCGTTTACTTCACTATAAAGGCTTTTAACTTGTTTCAATGCAGGGTCAGCAGCAAAAGCAATTTGCAGAAGTTCTGATAAATCATCTCGTATGTTTTTGGTTAAATCCCTCATTGGTAAGGATTTTTCTTGTAACAAACGACCAAGACTGCGGATACCAGTATCTGATAAGAAGATTAAATCATTACCAGTATTCTGAACACTATCACGAGCGACACACCCAACACCAGCAATAATATCTGACAAAGCAAAATTTCCAATAGGGTTTTCAGCGCCGCCATAAACAACAATGTTTTTCTCACAGAAGATGATTAGGAACCCGTTATGAACCGCTAGTGCTACAATTGTGTCTACGTTGTTAGGCAGGACAGAGGATATGTTCAATGTACCGCTAGTGCCTCCATTAAAGGCAGGGAACGTTACATCTGCAATGTCTGTACTCCAATATACTGTAGACCCATCATGTGTCCAGAAGCGTCCATAAGCAGCTATAACATCACGAGGGTAGCTAGAGCCATAACTCTGAGTAACACCCGTGTAATCAGTCATTGTCTGGTAAGCAGGAGAAGCGCTCTCAGTATATACTACAGGCTCATGCCCATCTTGGACAATCAAAGCATGGTCATACAAAGAAGCTCCCTTCCAATAATCATTTGTTATTGTGTAGAGCGCAGGGGTTATGTCTGTAAAGATATTACCAGCATCCCCATTTTTTAGTAGCTTATTATTCCCGCCTGAGATAGTCACAACTGTGTTATCAGCATTAACGTGCTCCATCATAAACTTGATAGGCAGTCCGGATAGTTGGTCAACACCATCAACAGTTTGAGTTACCCACCCTTTTCTAGCACCAATACGTCCAAACTTATCAATGATGCAATTGTCTGCTACTAGAGCAAAATTACTGCTGAGGGTAATACCACTATCTTGGCTGTTAATACCAAAGAATCCGGGAGCAACGACAGATAGTGATTGGATTTGCTTCATACACTATACCACACTGTATCTTCTGGATGACGAGCTGCATCGTAAGCAATCTCATCCGAAATAGCATTCTGAGCCATCATATAAGCATTAACACTTTGCTGACCGCCATCTTCACCACGCTCTTCAATAGCCATTGCTAATGCTGTTAGAATAATTGGTCGATGCGGAATGTAGATAACATCATTATCGTCATTCAATACAGTGTTACGAAGACTTACGTTGAATAACAAACTATATGTAGCGTCTGGGATAGGGTAGACATCTACCTGAGCGTCTCCATCTGAGCTAACACCGTTAAAGTTATAGAACATTGGCTGCCCAGATTGAGGTGCTGCTGTTAAAAACTCAGCGTTAAACCAACTAGCTGTCTTAGGTTGCATTTCAACGTTGCTGGTATCATTCCATACATCAAGAATTTCAAAGTTGTTCTGAGTTCCATTCAATTCATAGTTAAATACACCAGAGGTAGTATTCAAAGCTAATGTGGTACGCAGACTGCTCCAATCCCAAGCATTTTCAATCTGTGCTTTGGCTTCGTTCACAAAGTCACCAATGAGTTTAGAATAGGCAGTTTGTTGAACAGTTCCTACTTCTTTTTCACGTAGACGTCGAAGCACCGCATTGACAAGTTCTAAGTATGTCATTTATTTATTCCTTTGTTGCTATTATACCACATATTTTCAATTTTGTCAAGTGTTATTCACCAGCAAAAGCATATAATGGCATTGCTTGAATGAGGTCGAATGTAACAATAACATCCACAGCCACTGTATTTGTAAGTGTCATCTTATCCCCTGCCTTCATAACCAATTCGCCATTAGCAAACTGGTCAGAGGAACCGCTACCTAATGACTTACCATAAGCAAAACGAATAACATCAGCATAGTTGTTATGAGCGTGTCTCCAGCTCATGTTGTAGGAACCAGTACTGCCAGAGGTATTGGTTACATAAACCATAGTGACAACAGCGTGGTAACCATTAGGAACAGTGAGGATTTCCTGCGCTGTCCCTGCTGCTAGTGATTTACCGATAGAGTGTTTCATTAGATATAACCACCATAAGGGTCAGACATAGTAGGAGCCGAGTAACCACCACTACCATTTCCTTGAGCTGAATAACCATCAGAAGAGTTGCTGAAGGTGGGTGTTACACCATAAGATTGTTCAGCGGCTATACGAGCAGCCTCCATCCCATTTTCAATAGATGACATGGCTTGTGCTCTAGCGATAGCTTCTTGAATTGCATCAGCCGAACGTGTATTCATATTTACGACAGGGGCTGGATTTGCCATAGCCTGTGCTCTAGCGATAGCTTCTTGAATTGCATCGGCTGAACGTGTAGTTCCACCCCTTCCACTAACAACAGGAGCAGCTATTCCAGCAGCTTTAGGTGTAAATGGACTTTGATAACCAGAAGTATCTCCCATCATCACACGAGTATTACCTTGCAGATAATCCATATAGCCTTCTGGACCATATTTAGATAAACCTAGAATAGTTGCTCCCGGCATAACAGCATTACCAAATAAAGTTAAAGCAGAGTTAATACGTGCATTATTTGCTTCCTGTTCTGCTCGTAAGATTGATTGAACCTTATCTTCTGGTAAATTAGCCGCACGTAACTGAGCCTCTCGCTCTACATAGTAATTACGACCTCCAACACCATCACCACCACCAGAAGGCATCGCTCCGAATAACCCTGAACCCGACTGAGCAGCTTTTTTGGCTTCTTCTTCAGCTAAGCGCTTACGTTCTTGAGCGTCTCTAGATTTATAGAAGGGGTCTTCACGGTAACGAGCATTCTCATCAGTCATAGAGGTAACAGAGAGCATAGGGTTACCATTAACAGTAGGCAACACCCCCATCAAATCCTTGACGTAATCTGCAAAAGATTTATCAGCCATTACTTCTTCCCCTTGTTAGTCTTAGCCCGTTGGTTACGCTCAGGCAGCTTACGACCAGCCTTGCTCATAGCGATAGCGACTGCTTGTTTCTGTGGGCGACCCTCTTTAACCAGCATACTGATATTTGAGCTGACAGCTTTGTCGCTCTTACCTTTCTTCAATGGCATATTAACCACCCTTCATATCAATCATTAACACAATGAGCCACCAGATAGCGCCTATCCCGGCTGATACAATACCAATGGCAAGTGAGTTCCACAGGAGGGCTTTACGCCTTTCAGCCTGTTTATAAATTGTCTTCTCTCGTTGTTCCCGTATCTGCCTACGCATCTGGAGCATCTCTCTGTATGTCTCCACACCGTAGCGATAGGTTATAAGCTCTCGCAGCTCATTCTCCATTTGCTGCACCTTCTGCTTATGGACTACAGCCTGAAAAGCCTCTTCCTCTACAGAACCTCCACTGAGCAACTTACGAAACAGAGGTGGATTCTTAGCCTCTTCCTCTGCTTTGTTGATGTCGCTGACACCCTGAAAGAACTTGCCGAAGTAGCCAACGCAATCTTCAATTTCTCTTCCAGCCTCAACAGCCTTTTTAATCATGTTGAATGCGCTAGTTGCTAAGGCAAACGCGCTAACAGGGTCTATCATGTTACTTCCTATATTCTGAAATTATAAAAGAAAAAGCAGTGATGACACCAGCAATCCAGAGAAGTGGTTTAGCCGCTTTAGCTAACCACTCTAACACGGTAAAAGCGCCTTGAGCGGCAGAGAAGGCTTTAACAACCTGCTCTGTTTCCGCTCCTAACTTATCTACCTTGGATTCAACAGCTACGAGCCTATCATATATTTCTTTGTGAGTTACTTCTGTCATAATACGTCTACCACTTTATTTGTTTTAGTAACATCAGCATATCCGGGGTAGATAAGCGCATTAGGATTAAAACGCCTAATTAAAGCCTCATGTTTCTCACCAGCGGTATGTCCTTTCCATCGAGAACCTATTGTACTCATTTTTAGATTATCGTCCCAACGTTGAAAAGACATAATCACAAATCCTGTTTTAGCTCCTCTTTCTTTAAAAGAATCACCGTGTACTTGACCTTCCACTTGTAGAAAAGCTGGTATTTCTAATGGTGTTAACGTTGACCAACAGTTTGATGGTATTTCTATATTCTCAACTCCGGGGTGCTCGTGAGGTGGAACCAAAGGGTTAGGGTGTATTAAATACAATTCTACTTGATACCTACCACTTCTGAACAGACAACTAGACGTTGCATCATCTGTTAAGAACACTTCAAAATCATCAGGAACCAACATTGGTTTACCATTTTTGAAATACCATTCAACAAAATCTGCTAACTTATCAAAATTTGGTAACGCAATGGATTTCATGTTATTCTTTTTTCACAAGTCCATTAAGAACTTTTGTTAAAGCCTCTGCCTTTGGCACCATATCTGGTGAAATAATATCACCTTCCTCATCTCTCAAAGCATGGATACAATAAGCAATAGCTTGGTCTGAATCTGCTTTTAAAGAATGGAGGACGTCAGCTTTGATAAATATCATTTGAGGTGCTGTAAATACAGTTTCTTCACCATCAATTGTTACCTTCAAACGACCTTTTGCTAGTAATGTTAAATGGTCAAAAGTATGTGCATGAGGTATTTCTGCATCACCTGTTTTGTCAAAACACATTTGTCTAACAAACAAATTAGACACTAAACCAATATTTACATTAGGTTGACTCATTTTTATTTCCTTCTACTATTAAAGTTGGAATAGAACCAGTAGTAGGTGTGAAAAATAAAAATTCTTGTTCCATCAGTTTAGGCTCTTCTTTATTATGATTTCTCAAACTAGATAAAACGCCAATTGTTCCTGCTTTTGGTGTATAAGTTGTTTGCATTCTTTCTAACCAGATAGGTACAGGAGAAAAAGAATGTATGACATCTTCTAAATCTTCACCTACATAGGGTAGTCGAACTCCCACGGTTATGGTTTCATGCCCGGTAGCAGAATAAACTATCTCCATACATCTATTCTCTTCACTAACACTTTTTATATTATAGATATAGTTTATTTCTTGCATTAGATCAAACTCCCGTTTCTAGTTCCTGTGGCTAACCAAGTTACATAACTGTTTCCTGAAACAACATAACCGCCTGAACCACCCGCGCCGCCACTTCCAGTTGAAGTCATATCTTGGCTAATTCCAGTTTGACCAGCGTTCCCATTAGAACCCCAACCACCGCCATCACCTCCACGCGCCCTGTTATAATAACTATAACCAGAACCAGCACCACCACTTCCAGCCGATGACACAGTACCACTACCGCCACTAGCGCCACCAACAGCAACGTTGTAATTTCCCGGCGAACCTCCTGATGTATTTGTTAAACCAGTACGACCGCCACCACCGCCACCGCCAGCGTATCTTTGATATGAGCCGTAGCCAGAAGCATAATAATAAGCAGCACCGCCGCCACCGCCACCGCCACCACCGCCAGCAATTGTATTATTATTTTGAATTTCAGTAGGGCTGGAAACAAGGATAGCGCCTCCTGCGTTACCTCCCGGACTTCCGTTTAGTGGTGTACCCCCGTTACCCCCGTTACCCCCGTTACCACCATCACCAACAATAATACCGTTGTTGATTATCTTTACTCCGTTAGGGAAGCCACTAACAGTTAAAGCAGGAGTACTTGTTGAATTAGATGTAATATACAATCCTGAGTTAATTGTAACAACTACTTTTGATGACCCATTCCATCCAGCGGTAGTTGCTAGTGACGACAAATTAGCGTTAGTTTGAGTAGATGAAATTGTGAAAGCAAACTCATTAGCTTTACCATAGCCATTCGATAAAGAAATAGCTCCACTACTAACTCCAAACAAAGAACGTGTAGTAGCGTCATTCAAACTACGTGTTGCTGTCGCTGAAACACCTAATTCAGTGTTTACTTGACTAAGGGAAATACTCCCAGAACTAGGTAATGCCATTATACACTCCCGTAAGCAGTTACGTTACCGACAACCGTAAGGTTGCCACTTGAATCCAATTTAGCTTTATTAGTACCTGAGACTGCAAAGTACAAAACACCAGCACTTTCAGTTACAGTCCATGTACCAGTAGAAAGGTTAGTTGCTGTCGTAGCTGAGGTTGCTGAAGTAGCTGAACCAGCAGAAGTAGCTGAGGTAGCTGTGGCAGCGTTACCCGTGATGTTAATACCCCAAGTACCGCTTGCTCCAGTGCCTGTTAAAGGAGCTTTACCGTCTAAAGCAGTCTGCAACCCATCCACGTTACTAATAATGTGGTTATGGCTATCATCGGCAACAGTAACAGTAATTGCTGTTGTGCCTGAACCAGAAACATCACCAGACAGTGTAATTGTTTGGTTACCAGTTAAATAAGAACCTGTTGGTTGTTTGCTATCCAAAGCCGCTTGCAACCCATCCACGTTACTAATAATGTGGTTATGGCTATCATCGGCAACTACAGCAGTAATTGTTGCGTTAGCGCTACCATCAAAACTAACACTACCAGAAACATCACCACTTAAACCAATAGTACGTGCAGTAGCTAGTTTTGTTGCCGTAGCTGCGTTACCAGTAGTGTTCTGGTTCCACGTAGGAACTGTGCCTGTCAGGTTAGCATAAGGAACAGCAGCAGCCGTACCAGCAGAAGTAGCATAATCAGCCGTAGCTGCATTGCCTGTGGTGTTTTGGTTCCATGTAGGGACTGTTCCCGTCAAACCAGAGTATGCAACGTTGGTAGCCGTAGCTGCTAATGTAGCCGTAGCTGCATTACCTACCAAAGCACCGTAGAAAGTAGCAGCTTGAATGTCACCTAAACTGAAAGACGCATGAGATGTGTTAATTTCAGGGGAAGCATCAGGCTCTGGTGTGTACCCATCAAAAGCCTTCCAACGACCATCGGTAGCATCACGGAAGAAACCAGCATGAGCATAAGACCCATCGTTGTAGTTACCCGCAAAACCCAAATCAGGGTTAGTAACAGAACTACCTGAGTTGAGGTAAATCATGTTATCCTCAACCGCCAAGTTTGCGGTGTCAATGGTTGTTGTTGTGCCGTTAACAGTTAGGTCACCAGTTACAACCAAAGCCCCACCAACTTCTAAACCATCGGTTGTGGTCAAGCTATACAAAGTAGCTGTACTATTAGGGGCAATAAAAGCTGAAACATCTTCGACAGCCGCTGTACCCAAACCAAGGTTACTACGAGCAGTAGGAATAGAGGAGACATCAGATAAGTTGTTAGATGCAAACATAGCACCTGACAACGAAGCGTAAGCAGCAATCCAGTTTGTACCACTCCAGACTTTCATAACACCAGTTACTGAGTCAAAGTACAATGCGCCAGTCAACAACGCATTACCATCATTATCTACTGATGGGTCAGATGTCTTTGAGCCAAGGTAACGGTCATCGAAAGCGTCAAATGAGGCGGCTGCGGCGGCTTCTGAGGCGCTTGCTGCGCTTGCTGAGGCTGCGGCATTAGTCTCGCTTGTTGCGGCTGCTGAGGCGCTGTTAGAAGCGTTTGTAGCACTTGTAGCGGCATTGCTAGCTGAAGTTGCTGCGGCTGACTCACTAGCGGCTGCTTCACTTGCTTTAGTTGTAGCCGTAGACGCGCTAGAAGAGGCGTTAGAGGCGCTAGAAGCTGCATTAGAGGCAGAGGTAGCAGCAGCACTTTCGGAAGCTGCGGCGGCTGTTTCTGAGGCGGCTGAAGCTGTCTCCGAAGCTGCGGCGGCAGAAGCACTTGTAGCAGCGTTAGAGGCAGAAGTTGATGCTTCGCTAGCTTTGGTCGTAGCTGTGCCTGCACTTGTAGATGCACTTGAAGCAGAAGAAGAAGCATTAGAAGCTGAAGTTGCTGCGTTAGTTTCTGAAGTAGAAGCAGCAGAAGCACTAGCAGCAGCGTTAGTTTCTGACGTAGCGGCAGCACTTTCACTAGCAGCGGCAGCAGCTACAGCAGCGTCTACAGCGGCTGTACTACCATAAATAGCCAAAGTAGAAGCAGCACTTGTAGAAGCAGAAGTAGCACTTGTAGCGGCTTCGTTAGCACTTGTAGCGGCACCAGTGGCTGAGGCTGCGGCAGCGGTTGCACTTAAAGTAGCACTATCAGATGAAGCCAATGCGGAAGCGGCTGAAAAGTTAGCGTTACTTGCGCTAGTGGCTGCGTTAGTAGCAGAGGTGCCAGCGGCAGAAGCACTTGTAGCCGCGTTAGTTTCAGACGTAGCGGCGTTGGTTGCTGATGTAGCAGCAGAAGTAGCAGATGTCGCGGCATTGGTTGCACTTGTAGCGGCTTCCAACGCCTTTGTTGTAATAACTGATATGGAAGCGTCTTGCTCGTTAGAGCCAGCACCGCCTAGACCACGATAGATAGCCATATTTTCTCCTTGTTAAACTCTTGGTGAAAGGCTCTAACTAAAGCCCTTTAACAAAAGGGGAAGCCCTCCGAAGAGAGCCTCCCTAGCCTAATTAGGCTGTCATTGCAATTGCAACAGCAGCTTCATCACGCAACTCTTTTACGCCATACAGCATATCAGAGGTGAACAATGTACCCAAGTACTCTTGCTTGTACTGAGTCTGTGAGCGAACGCCCATTTGCTCAGCCAACACGAAAGCGTCCTTGTGGAACATCATACCGATACGAGCGTCACCAGTGGCAGTCTCGCAGTTGGTAGAGACATAAACCTTCACGCCATAGACGTTACCGATTTCGCCGTTGCGGATAGTGTTGCTACCGCCAACGTCACCAACGAAAGCCTGCTCAGTGAAACGAGCCAAGCCCATCATCACGTTACGAGCGACAGGAGGCAACACCAACACGCGACCGTCCATAGGTACATCGGCATCGTCCAAAGTTTGGATGATTTTGCGGATACCAGCGTCAGTGATAGCGGCTTCGTTGCTACCAGTGTACAGGGTAGAGCCATCAGAAGCGATAACAGCCTTATCATAAGCGATAGTACCGTCACCACCTTGAGCGCCACGACCCAATTGCAACAGGTCGGTGTCAACTTGCTTAGCCAAAGCGTAGCCAGCGTCACCAGTGTAGAATTTACGCAGTGATGCCAAAGCCTGAACTTCGGTGATGTCTTCGATCAAGCGGCTATATTCATAGTGCTTGTTAACCAACACTTGGACTTCTGACTCAGTGGCAGCTTGCAACGTAACTTGGTTAGAAGCAGCTTTCAAAGAGGCAGCGCCACGAGTGGGCTTAGGGATGTGCAATGTGTCGCCCTTTTTGCCCTTGAAGGACATCTTAGAGACGAGGTTTGCCATAACGAGGTTTTGTTTGTAGGCTGCGATGATTTCGTCAGACCACAATTCAGGGATAAACGTTGCACCAGTTGTATTGGTGACGTGATTAGTTCCGAGTGCCATTATAAATTACCTTTCAGAATGATTATTTAACACGACCCTCCGCATATGCCTGCATAATTTCTGGAGCAAGCTGTTCGTAGCGGTCAGGGTTTTTACGCATGAGTTCGATGATGTCGGCTCTGCGATAGGTTTTCTTACTTGCAGTTTCACCGCTACCCTTGGATGACCCAGTGGATGCGTTTTTAACTGCTTGCTTACGCTGTACTTGTTCGACTGCCTTTGTCTGGTTGACCACTTGAGTTCGTTCTTTCCAAGTGGTGAGCAACTCATGCGCTGCGTCAAAGTCGTAGTTGCGGTCAGCTCGACTAAATAGCTCTTGACGTACCTTACTTTTGTTAACCCATTCAGCGAAGCTACCGTCATTGACGACTTCAGTAAAATCAGGGTGAGCAGATTTCAGGTTGGCTAACGCTTCAGCCTTCCTCATTTGTGCCGACAGCTCTTCCGCTTGTCGCACCTTCGGATGCTTTTCGATAGCTCTTGCAATAGCTTTGTCGGGGTCGGTAAAGAAATCTACCTCTTCCTCGACTTCTGGGGCTTGTTGTTGTTTTGTGACGGTTTGGGCTTTTACAAAGTCATCTACAATTCGTCGAAGTTCCCCGACTTCACTCCCTTGCTTGCCGATTGCGCGTTCGGCTTCTTGATGCATACGAACAATGTCTTTAACAGACTTGCCTTTATACTTATCAGGAATGTCATCTTCGTTGTCTTGTTGCTCAGGCTCCTCTGTGGGGTTATCCTGTTCTTGTTCATCCTCGATAGATGAAAACTCTTCTTCGTCTTGTGGCTCTTCGTAGCCTTCGTCAATGAATGTTGCCATTAAACTCTCCGTGCTAATAAGCATTGTGGAATATAATTATGTGCTTATGCCTATTCGGCGGCACTCTTTCTTTCCTGCGCCATCTTCTCGTTTCGCTTGCGTTCCCATTGCATCGCTGCTCCGGGAAAGTCTCCGGTCACGCCCTCAAGTTTGACCATCGGCTTGCTAACAATACGAATAGCAGGTTGACCACACACCTTACAATTGGTTGTTCTTAATTCAGAATCAATGTAAGCATCTGTGAGGTGGTCATCTCCGCAGATAAACTCATAGATACGCTTAGGCATTCACTTCCCTCTCAAAGTCCTCGTAGCTGTTTTTGATCGCTGACTCGTAAGAGAGAACTCGCTGTACCGCTTCTATTTGTCCTCTACGGAACCAGAATTGCTTTTCATCTGGGATGGTAGTAATATCCTGAAGAATTTCCATATTGTCGGAGATGTCTTCGATATATTGCTTCCACCCTTTTGAGGAAAACAAATCTAGTAATGTTTCGTAATAATCTTGTAACTCTTTGTCCATCTCTTTATCCTTTCATATCGTGGAGAGATGTTGCTATTATACCACACTTTTACAATTTTGTCAAGTGTTATTGCTTCCTATTTTGCATCTGCATCACTGCAATGCGCTCGTTACTCTTGATGTCTGCTTCCTTCAGCATGAGATCGGCAATCTTTGCACGCTTCTCAAACTCTGCATCATCAGCATTTCCAGCTTGTAGGTTGGTAGAGATAGCTGCTGCCATCTTAGCCTTAACCACTTCTGGCTCCAACTGAGCTTCGATTGAATACTTCTGAGCACGAGCCTGTGCTTCCATCGTCTGCGCCTGAACCAATTGCAACTGCGCCTGAGCAAGGGCAAGTTGTAACTGTTGTTGCTGCTGAGCGGCTTGTTGTGCTGCGGGGTCAGGCTGAGAAACCTGAGCCAACTGAGCCATAAGCTCTTCACGATTAGCCAGACCCATGTTGTCAATAACCGCAGATACCAACATTGGGTACATGGGGCTATTCTGACCAAGGGTTTGTAGCAACTGAACCAATTGTGTTACCTCATACTCACGGGCAATAACACCCAAAGAGGAAGAAGGCACAAACTTGTAATCTGAGACAGGATAGTTGTCTGGGTCAAACTGCATATAACGCCACGCAGTCTTCTCAATCATAGGAATGAGAAAACTCTCTTGGAAGTTAATCAATGTACGCTTGTGGCGTTTGATGATTGCTCCCATTGACATACTTACAGCACCAGCAGCAGCCTCGCCATTGATTGAGCCGGGGATACCAGCAGCGTCAATAGCACCTGTCGCCATCTGAACCATCTTTTGTAGTTCACCAGCTTGAGCAAAGGTAACTTGGTCTAAGTTGCCGAACTTAAACGGTTGTAAAATTTCAGAAGGGTTGCCATTGGTAAGGATTGTCTTACCCGGACGTACCTCTAGTTTTGCTCCCCTAGGCATACGAGAAGCATCCATAGCCATCATGGGGTGTACGGTGAGTGCTAGAGCATCAATACGAGCACGTAGCTCAGCATCTAGCGCTTTCTGGCTGTTATAACCCTTCTCGCAGATACCACGACCCCAGAAGCGACCCGGAACCACATCCCAAGGGAACGCGACTACTGGACGGTCTTGCATCATGTAGGGGTTTTCTTCGATTTTCAACAGGGTTTCGCCATTGGCAATAACCATGATGACTTCGACGTACCCTTCTTCGTCACTCTTGTCTTCTTCTGAGCCAATCTCTTCAGCAAGCTCGTCCTCTTCAGTCTCCATCATTGCATCGACGTAGAGGTGACGAGGAACTAGACCGTAGTATTTGGTTAGTCGGACTTTATCCTCATCAAACGTTGATAGCTCTTTGTCAGCTTCAATGTCTGTGTCAGTAGAGGCAGACTCAATATCAACATCACGATAGATACCACTTTCAATCCCCATTTCAACTTGGTGTTTAGGAACAAACTCGTCAATTGCAACGCCTAGCGCTTCTTCGATAGAGGAAGCAACAGGGTCAATTAGAAAGTTCTGAGGCAGGATAGGTCGTAGCTTGACAACCACACGGTCTTCGATGTTAACACCAACCGCTTGCATCGCTCCATCCATGATTGGCTGAGTAGCAGGCTTCATTTCCTTGATCTCTTCAAGGACAAGTTCGCCAATACCAGTACCAAACACAGAAGCATTCAAGATACACTCAGCAACAGCCTTACGTGTCTTGGTGAATTGGAAGTCTTCAGTCAGTTGTTCGCGCAAGAAGGCGATGTCCTGCTTGTCTTGGTCTTTGCGGTCGTCACGAATGTCAAACCACTTACCACGACCGAAGGTAGCTTCCTCAACCTCAGCCACTGAACTCTCAACGGCTTGTTGGAGGGCAGGAGAAATCAGTCGAGAACGCTCACTTTCACGAGTCTTGTCCTCCGCTGACCAAATACCACGCCATAGACGGTAGTACTCGTCAAACTTTTCTTCGTAGTTTGCACTGTAGTGGTCGCGCCATTGCTCCACCTTGTCCATAACCCACGACTCGACCTTTTGGTCTGTAAATTTATCGTAATCGTCCATGTTAATATCCTGATACTGTGTCTAAATACTCGTACTCTTCTTCCTCGTAGTCCAAAACATAAGAAACTTTTGCAAGTTGCTCAATGTAGGAGAGCGAGTCAGGTAAGTCGTCGTGTACTAAACTGTTTGGAAATTGAAAAAGCTGGTCTAGGAACTCTGCGTTCCAGTCGCCTTTGTTAAGTTTTACGTATCCATTCTCAAAACGCCCTTGCAGCGCCCATACGATACGATCTGTTTTCTTTTTATTACCGTGAGAAAGCTCATCCACCCTGAAGAATGTCTGAGTTCTCTTCATAATGTCGCTTAGGTAGGGCATAACAGCTTGTCTAGCGATACCTTTCTCGATACCGACTGCCACAGGCTCATACTTTTTAACAGCATCGAAGATTTTCTTTGCTGTTTCCTTGACATCCCACCTACCGTAGATGATTTCTGCGACCCACCAACCCTTGTCGTTGGCTTTAACTATGGAAATCGCAGTGCTATCCAATCTTTTATTCTTAACACCAATTGATCCTTCAGCTTCAAAACCAGCAAGGTCAACTGCGATATAAAAGTCTCCATCATCAGGCTCATCCTCATCAAATTTTATCCACTCTTCTTTGAATAATGCACCGCCTCCAGCTTCGAATGAAGCCATAAATTCCTGCCGGAAAGCGAATGAGGACATACTCTTCTTAGCTGCCTCAATTTCTTTAGGGTCAAGTAGCGGATTGTCAAATGAAGTGAAGTGAAAAGACTTGAAAGTGTCATCTTCACCTTTGTTGCCATATTGAAATAACTCATAGAAGTGGTTACGACCCATTGGCGTACCAATAAACATTGCCCGACCTTTTAAGTCAGCTAGTGCAGGGCGTAAGATTTGCTCCCACACCTCTGGTTTCATGTCTGCATACTCATCCAGAACAAGAAACTTAAGACTAACACCACGCATAGTCTCGGGTCTGTCAGCCCCCTTGAGGCTAATTGTCGCCCCATTGACCAACTTAATCTGCAAGTTGTTAATATGGCTACCTGTAATGACAGAATGCCCAACCTCCAGAATAGTTTGCCACATGATGTCACGAGCTTGACCTTGTGTAGGAGCGACATAAAATACATGACCTCTCTGGCTTTGCAACGCTTCCACTATTAGTCGATATGCGGCAAGCCTACTTTTTCCTGTTCGTCGTCCAGCAGCTACAACGTGAAAGCGAGTGGTGTCAGCCCAAACTTTCTTTTGCCACGGTAGTAGCTCAATCTTTAAATCACTCATACGCATCCTGCCTTGTCACTGGGTAACAAGCAGCGTTGAGCTTTTCCTCACTGTCGTTGATGTAGACTGCACGAGCTTCACACTCAGCCATCGTCTTAACCTCTAGGTCACCCATCACTTGAGCAGCACCACCAGCTTGGATAGTGAACACGATCAGGAAATACTTTATCATTTTTTGCCTCTTACCTTTTTCGGAATGTTCCATAAACCATCCCAAATTTCCTTTGGTGAGGGCAACAGCCATCCGAGGATTAGCAATAACAACACCCACGGAGGGATGTTCTGTATTGTGGTTTCCCCATGCGCCTCAATGGTTGTTTCAGCTTGGTTTAGCTTTCCCAACTCAGTGACAGCACTTAGGTCATTTTTAATGGCATCGCCTACGACGACACCCGTTTGGTTATTCTCTTTACCTACCTGAGTATTGGCAGCTACGTTTGTTCCACCACCTATGCCGGGAATCATAGCACCTAGCATTGAACATCCCGCCAAAATACTAATAGAAAGAGCTACTAGGATTGTGGCGGCTTTCATCAGAACTGCCTCCACATAAGTTCAGCCGTTGCATCGTCAAATAACAAGGGGTTTTTCATTAACCCTTTATCCATTAACAACTCTTCCATTGTCATGTAGTTTTCTTTAGATGGAGTTACCTGATAGTTGACTTTTGGAGGACTATTATTTGATGAGGTATTATAAGCTATCTGAGGAATGTTTCCACGAATAGGAGTAGGAGTATAATCAGCGCCAACACCAGACATCAAATCTGACATTGCCTGCTGCTCTTCAAATGAGTAACGTTGTGGGATTTCAGCCAAAGGTGGACTGACAACCTCACCCATAGCGTCTAATCTATCAGACCTAACTTTATCGGTATACAGATTTCCAAGCATCCCAATTGCTGATGCTGAAGAAGGTCTACTGTACTTATACAGTGGGTCTGCTTCAGGATTCAAACTGTACATCTGACTGTTAGGGTCTCTCTCCGGATTAAACTCATACTCTGCTGCTTGAGCTGAAGGGATAACGGAGGTGACCTTTTCTCCGATACTACGGAGTAAGTCTTGCATCGAATCAAACTTTCCTGCTTTAGGTGTAACAGGATATGGGATTTGTTGATCTGATGTTTTAGGAGCTGGTGTATTATAATCTTTTAAAATACTATTATAAGTTTCAGCTTTTTTAATTTTGTTAGCTTTTACTTCACCAGCATTAACTGTATCAATAACAGTCTCAATGGGTTTGTCAATTTTTTTAGTATTGATTAAATCTTTTTGAATCCAACCCTTAGTGACAACATCTAAAAAATCTTTATTTTGTTTTAAACTATTGATTGCTGATGGGTCATCGTTAAGAATTTTTAAATACTGAGCACCAACTTCACCTTGAGTTTTTAATGCATCAAATAAGTTTTGTTTACCTGTAACTTGAATTGAACCAATACCAGCATAATCAGCACCGCCAATATCTTCGTAAACTGTATCAAAAAATTCTTTTCTATACTGATCTGCTGTTATTGTTTTATCTTTATATCTTTTTTGCAAATCAGCATTCCAGTCCAATAACCACTGTTTAGAAGAAGATGGAACAGGAACTTCTTTTAACTTATCTGACTTTCGTTCAATTTTTTCATTCTGAGCACGAATGATTTTATTTTGAGCAATTGCATCTGCTTTAGCTTTTTCAAAACGGCGTTTAACAGATGCTTTCCCAGAAAAACTTGCTGTTAAATTTTTTAACGCTTTGGGACTGCGATATTGAAAATACTCTGGCTTGCCTTTTAACCCACCTTCGTGGCTCATAATAGCAGTAAGTTTTAAAGCCTGCTCTCCTGTTAACGAGGGGAAATCTGCTTTTACTTTTTCAAGAATAAGTTTTTGTTCTTCATTCATTGCCATATTTGTAATCCTCAACATCGACAACGTTGTCGTCACTTCCGGCAATGGACACTGACTCGCCAACGCCGGTAATTGTAATGTTAACAGAAGGGCGAGAACCCCCTGCTTTATCTTTGTCGAAGTAGGACATCGGAAGCATCCTATCGACCAACAGCTTCCACGCTGCCGCCTGATTCTTGTGTTCATCATCGAGTGCTGCATCCAGAATTGCATCTAACACCTTACGGCTTTTAGGGCTATTCATTATCCTAGCCTTAAACTCCTCGATGGCATAGTTGTCACCTTTGGGGCGACCAACAGGTCTTTTTCTTGCTTCAGCCAATGCTGCTTTAGAAGGTCTTCCTGTTTTTTTAACAGGGGTCGCTAGAGGGTTTTCCATAACTGGTTCCTTACTATATAGAAACACTAGAGTATTTATCTATATAGGGTATATAGCTATTTACTCTAGCATTTCTATATAACTATATAAATTATGAACCTCTAGGGAATTTTAAACCCCCTTAACGTCATACCCTATATAGTGCGTATTATAGCATACTTTTTCAATTTTGTCAAGTGTTTTTTTCACTTTTTTAACATTTATTTTTAGGGGTCGCTAGAGGGGGCTAGAGGGCTTCATTACTGTTCAGTCGCGATCGGCTATATTGACTGCTGACCTCGACTGCCTCCAGTTCCGTTTCTGGTTAATTCTTTGAAAGATGTTTTGGGTTATATTTCAATGGGTTAGGTGTTATAGTCTATATAGGAATAATTCTCATTTAGGATTGACTTTTTAGCTTTTTTTGTATCTAGGCGGGTACGGCATACATCGGTGCTGCATAACCCTCCCCCGGGGTCAACTATTAAGGGGGCATGGTTGCGGAGGCTTTGGAGTTGTGATAGGGAATGCGAGAGTCTATGAAGG